AATCTTGACCTGGCACGAGGTTAGTCTCATCAACCTCCATTATCAAGTTACCACTCAATGCTGCGTTATCAATAGCCATACGCATAAAACCATTCATCAATGTCTGTGTATCGTCCATGTTTTCTGCAATACCCACACCAAAGAAGCTGTATGGATTATGCTCGTAAGGGACAGCGTAGTAAGGTATACGCACAGGCTTAAATGGATTTAGCACCATTCTTAGAACGTGACCTTGACATACCCACACATTACAGTTTATCTGCTCTACATCTGCCAACTCTTCAGGTATGTCTACGCCATTCTCTTCTAATATGTCTGAATCCACGTACCCCCAAAACTCTAGCACTTCGTAACGCTCTGAGTAGTTTTCTATAGCGTAATCCTTCATGTCGTCTTCCCAATACTTCTTATCGTATTGCGGCCCCATATCAAGACACTCTTCTATAGACTCTCCACGAAAGTACGGTCTGCTTTTTAGATTACGCATCTGCGTTTTAGACAGCTTATGTCTTTGCACACAGTACTCTGCTTCGTCCATGTTGTAAGCATCAGGATCAGGGTAAAAGTTCCATATAGATACATGATCTGTTGAAGGGACGGTTTTTATTGTTGGATCGTAAGTACCATCTTCATTCCAGTTAGGATACTCTTTGTCTAGAGCAAACGGTCCTTTCATAATTCCTGTGCCAAACAATGCCATCTCAAATGCTGTATTACGTAGTTGCTTGTTCGCACCTGACTCTTCTAGCTGATCGTGTATTTTCTTTTCCATCTTCTTTGCTGCAACCATTGCAGGATGGAAGGTAACTGTTGTTTGTGTTTGCCCGTCACCTTCTATTAGTTTCTCAGATACATTACCTAGCTTTTGCTCTATAGGTCCAAGTCTATTCTGTAAGTCAGCAACTGTTTCTCCCGGCTTCAACTTTCCGTCTGGCGCAAACAAATAAGGCTCTGAAGGTTTATCTTCAAAAGCCTGTTTTAGATCATCCAATCCTTGTTCCGCATTTGGGTCTATGTTTATATGTACCGACTCTGCTACACCCTCTGGTAGTTTAGTCGGGTTTACCGTAAGTGGGAAGGTAGTGTTGCCAAACAGAACGTCTATTATCTGTCCATATGCTGCTAGTGTTTTCGTCTTTGTTACTTTTACAAACACCCTAGACTTTTCTGTTTCCGTAAACTGTACGTCAGGACCATATAGTCCTCTATAGTTTCTGTACGCTTTGAGCCATCGTTGTTCGTCTTGTTGTCTTACATCTTCTGCTCGTTTAAATCTATTTTGTACAAAGCTTACTACGTCACCTTCTGATCGAATAGCAGGATCATTGTCCTGCATTGCTGAGACACCTGCGGTGTCAAATGCTACTTCGTTATCTTCTGCCATATTTAATATCCAAAACTAGGGTCAGCGACTTGAAAGCCTGTTCGCTGATTTACAGGGTTATAGTCCCATATGGAACTTCTTGGTCGGGTCATTATGCCGTAGCGTAGTGCATCGTACATATGATCCATTGCGTTAGTATCTACATCCTCTGGGTTCTTTTTGTCGAGTGGTAGCGAGGGCAGTTGAGAGATGAGGTTTGTACAATTATTGAACACAACCATACGAGGCTCTTGAGTGAACTCGTCAACTTGCAAACGTCTGTGTAATTCGTTTTTACCTGCAACTCTACTTCCTTTACTTCTGTCTGAGGGTCGCCATCTACATCCTCTTACGATCATCTGTTCGGCTAGGCTAGGTCCTGTGTCGCCACGTTTGTGCCAGAGCGAACTATCTAAAACTCCATACTGTATTGTACCATCTTCTGCTTCTAATTGCAATATCATATCAGCTAAATCAACAGCTAAAACCTTTGATACTTGCAACTCTCTGTACACTACTATTTGTTCAGCAGGTGTTACAGCCAACCATACTACAGCAGAGTAACTTCCGTATCCGTAGTCACACGCTCTAAACTTTCTCCAACTAGCAGGTATCTTATACGGCTCTACTACGTGTACCCTTCTGTTGAACTCAGGAAATGCAGCACCTTCCGCTACATCCCAATCACCATCTAACAACTGTCTTCTTTGATGCTCAGGTAAGGACAATAGCATTGCCTCATAGTCACCTGATTCAGCTAGATAAGGATTGTCAAACAAATTAGCAGGTATGAAGCGTCTTCTAAAAAGAGGTTGCCCCTCTCTGCTATGACCTTTTGGAAATGCAATAACATTACCACTCTCTAACTCTGTTGCCCAAAACGGTGTGTTTGAAGGTGAAGGATCTACAAACGTCTTTTTTACCCATTGATGTCCTGCCCCTCCGGGGTTTGTCGTTGCTCTCATGTACAGCCCTAAAGATGCGTCTGTGCTTCTAAGTCTTGATCTCATGTAGTCCCAAGCAAACGGTGTTGACCATTGTGTAAGCTCATCAAATCCTATCCAGTTAAATGCCTGACCTTGGTAACGCATTACGTCTAGGTCACGGTCTAGGTAGGACATCCACAGTCTGCCCCCCTTAGGACTCACCCACTGTGACTTTCTTTCTGACCACTTGATTCCCGGGATTGCTTTTGGATACAACTCCTGAGATTTCTGTATGAGTTCTCTTAACTCTTCTGTTGTGTGTCGAACTAACAGTCCACTGAAGTTTGGGTTGTTAATTCCACGTAGAGGGTCTGCTAACATTGCAAAAGACTTACCGCCTCCTGCTGCCCCTCCGTATAGTACCTCTCGTTCTGAAGAGGCTAAGAAGTCTGTTTGTGGTCCTGCGTTTGGTTTAAACAGTACTTCAGGTTCTACCTCTGTTGGTTCAGGAAGAACTATAGGTGTCTCAGGCTCTTGCGCTATTTTTGGTGGTGAAGCAATCGATGGATTGCTCTTCGAGCTTTTGTATCTCGCTGATCGCCTTTTCGAGCCTTTGGGCGAACTTGCGTTTAATTGTAATTGTTCTCTTACGTTTTTTGTCAACTTCTATTCTTTTTCTCAATCCTGTGTGGGATATATACCTGCCTGTTTCTTTGGTCAGCCAGTTTGCTACCTCTCTGTAGCTGTATTGTCTTAGGTGCTGTTTTGCTTTATCTAGCGCATCTAACTGTATACTTATAGGAACTAAGAAGTCTTCATCTTCAGAATCTATCTCGTAGCCAAACGGTATTGTTCTTGCTATTCTTGGTATCCTGTTCCAATCTTTAAAAAACATATCAGGCTTTGGTAGCATCCAAAAGCCTAGCTCTTCGTTACTCATTCTTTCCTTCTTTTGCAGGTAGAACAAACACGCCACCTGAAGACTCTACATTTATCTTTTCTGTCTTCATAAACCCTGCTCTATCTAGCAAATCCCTTGCTGCAGTCATCTTGTCTCGTATGCCTAGCTCTGTTGGATCAACAAGAGCATTACCCATTGCTACTACTGCTTTTGGTGCAACACGAGCCATATACTCTTTTGTTGCTTCTGCTATCTCATCTTTTAAGCCTCTGATGACATCACTGGTAGCCGTAGTATCTGCGTATCCTGCCATCTTCTTAGCTGTAACAACATCACCGTTTGCACCATCAAACAAGACAGCCATAAACTTTTGTTGCTTTTCATTTAGAACTTTTGTCATCTTTTTCCTTTATAACCTCTTCTATCCACGCACCGTTGTCGCCTGTGTTTTTACAGTACTCACACTTATCGTCTTCAATGTGATGTCCACAAACTTCACAGGTAGGTTCATAGAGCATCTAGTTTTTGTCCTTCTATAAACTTCCTAACATTTTCTTCAGGAACGCATAGTATTTTTTCTAGTGGTTGATTACCATACTGGTTAGTTAACGCTTTTATAATAGGAACAGGGTTGTCTCGTACATACTCTCTGCACTCTAGCGAACTGTGAAAGTGACCGTGTTCTTGAGGTTCTTGAAGTATAAAAACATCTTTTGTGCCGTCTTCATACACGCCAGACATAATAGCTACTATAAACCATGCTTCTTTAATCATTTAACTTTCCTGTACGCTCGTGTTTTCTTTGCGATGCCCTTTGGCTGTTTGACGAATTGCTTCCCTGCCTTTGTG